GCAAGCTACAGGAGAAACGAATGGTCACTACAGCATCAATTGCAATATTTACATTCTGCCTCGTCGGGTGTGGACTTACAAGTTTCTTTCTTGGAAGACGAGACGGCATAGAAGCTACAGTAGATTATCTTATTGAAATAGGAGTATTGGAGTCAGAAGATGAGTAAAGGCAGTAATCAAAGACCCCTCGGAGTAAATAAAGCAGTATTTGATTCTAACTGGGATCATATATTTAATAAAGATAGAGAGCAAGAAATGTGGGAGCATAAGTGCAAACATGATGGACTTATGCTTATTCAAAAAGGACAAGAGTGTAACTGGTGCGGAGCAAAAGAAAATGATTAAAATTTACACAGGAGCATCATGCGCTTTCTGCGAAATGGCTAAGAAGCTCTGTAAAGAGCGAGGATTACAGTACGAAACACAGGATATTGGAGACGTTATGCCAACAGACTGGATTCGTAAGATAGGATTTGTACCTCGAAGCGTACCACAGATTTTTTCAGATGATACATATCTTGGAGGCTTTTCAGAATTCAAGACATTTATAGACACACTGGCCTATCAAGAGCCATAATCTTGGTAACATAACTAACCCGAGTACCGAAAGGACTCAAGCGTACCGTAAGGACGCAATTCATAAAAGGAGAACTTTATGACTAGTAAATTAGCAGTGGCTGACCTACACAAATTTTTGTTGGGTTTTGACCGATTCGTGAACGACAGTGATGTTTTTGCCCCAATGTTAGACGGAGGTTATCCTCGATTTAACATTCTTCGAGTAGGAGAAAAAGGGTTTCGAGTTGAGCTTGCAGTGCCAGGATGGGATAAAAGAGATATTGAAATCTACCTTCATAAGGGTCTTTTGACCGTAGAAGGAAAGCACAAGCAAGCAGAACCTGAGAATGAAACATATATTCACAAAGGTTTGAGTGGAAAGTGTTTCAAAAGAACATTTGGCGTAAGCGAGCACGTCAGGCTAGATCGTGCCTATATGGAACGAGGCCTGCTCTGCATTGATCTACATGAAGAAATCCCTACCGAATTGCAACCGAGAAAGGTTACAATCGAATAGGAGATGAAGTGAAAAAATTTCTAAAGGAAACAGGGCCTTTTGCGCTCTGTGTAGTAGTTTTTGTAGTAATGGCAGCAATGCCAAGCGCAGAAATAGAAGATCTCGGACCATATATTGAACATTCCGTAGAGGATGCAATGTATGGACAGGACCAAGTCCAAAGAGATCTAAATAGAAAGTTGGGCTTATTATAAGTCGTAGCGGGGTTTGAAAGAACCCCGTTTTTAGGAAAAATAAATGAACAGAAAAAGTGTATTTGAACAGTTAAAAATTGATGAAGGCGTAGTGTACGAAGTATATCTTGACCATCTTGGATACCGCACATTTGGAGTAGGTCACTTAATTGTAAAAGGAGATCTCGAGTACGGAGCCGAAGTAGGAACTTCTGTATCAGAAGAACGAGTTGCAGAATGTTTTGATAAAGATCTTGATATTGCAATCGATGAATGCTATCAGCTATATGGTCCAGGTACCTTCAATAACTTTCCTGGAGAAGTACAAGAAATACTAGTAAATATGATGTTTAATATGGGACGACCACGATTAAGTAAGTTTAAAAACTTTAATACTGCACTCATCGACCAAGAGTGGGTAAAAGCATCAGAAGAAATGGTCGACAGTTTATGGTATCGACAGGTAGGTGCAAGAGCTGAAAGGCTTGTTGAGCGAATGAAAAATGTCTAAGTTTTTATTAGTACTCTTACTAGGAGGAGCGGGTTTATTTTACTGGTACTATAATGATACTCAAGCAAGACTTACAGAGCTTGTAGAGAACAATGCAAAACTTCAGATTGCAGTACAAACAAGTGAAGCTGCGTTAAAAAGTGTACAAGAAGATTTAAAAAGAGCGAATGAAGAAACACAAAAAGTAAATGCAGAGTTTCAGCAAATTCGTGCACAAAATAATGTACTTGCAGGCAAACTCCAGAAACACGATCTCGGAGTACTTGGAGCTGCAAAACCTGCGCTCGTAGAAAAGATTATTAATAAGGCCTCAGCAAAAGCAGGAAGATGTTTTGAGTTGCTTTCAGGCGCAGAGCTAACAGAGGAAGAAAAAAATGCAACAAGTGAAAAAGCTTTTAATAGTGAGTGTCCTTGGCTTTGGACTAGCAGGGTGCAGCCTGTGGAGCAGTCCTCCAGTACAAAAAATTGAAGTATCAACTACTCCAGTTGAAAAACCAAAACTAGTATTACCAGAAGCAGACCAGCTTTTTCTACGACCACTAGACTGGGTACTAATTACCCCCGAGAATGTAGAGGAAGCATTTAAATCTATTCAAGGACGAGGACGTCCAGTATTGCTGTTTGGAGTAACGGATAAAGGGTATGAAAATTTAGCACTAAACCTTTCAGACCTTAGAGCTTACTTACAACAGCAAAAAGCAATTATTGCCGCCTATGAAAACTACTATCAGCAAAGTAATAAAGCAATTGAGGAAGCAAATCGTCGTCTTGATAAGGCAGAGGAAGATGCAAACAAATCTCCTCCAGAGGCTAAAGCGAAGCCTTGGGAGATTTGGAAAAATGATTGAATGGATAAAAGGCCTATTTTATAATGAGTACGAAGTAACTGTTTGGCACTCTTCAACTCCACATAAAAAGGCAGTTTTTATTTTAAGTAGTATTACTAAAAAATCAAATACAAAAATAGAGGGGTTAGATCAAAAGAAAAAGCCTTTTGAGTACTCTAGCCCCGAACCCTTTCACTATCAAATAAGGAAACTATATTAATGATTCATTGTGTAAAAAGCGAATATGATATGTACTCGTGCGAAGACCGCTGGAGTAATATACCAAAATATATACCTACTATAGTATTTAAAACAAGAGTACGAGACGAACGCGTTGTGGGAGATAACCCCTACAGATGGCAAGATGTTAGTACCTGGGAATTATTTGCAGGAAAAAAAGTATTATTGTTCTCCCTGCCAGGCGCTTTCACGCCAACTTGTTCTACCTATCAGCTCCCAAACTTCGAGAAGCTCGCTCCAGACTTCTACGCAAAAGGGTTTGATGAGATCTACTGCATATCTGTAAATGATGCGTTTGTAATGAACAGATGGGCAAAAGAAAATAATCTAGAGTATGTTCGTGTAATTCCAGACGGTTCTGGCGACTTTACTCGAAAAATGGAAATGAGCGTTCAAAAAGACAATCTCGGCTTTGGAGAGCGTTCGTGGAGATATGCTTGCGTAGTTCAAAACGGAGAAATTACTGACTGGTTTATTGAAGAAGGAAAAGAAGATAATTGCGCGGATGATCCTTATCTTTACACAAACCCAGAATATATTTTATCACGAGTATAAGGAAATACCACAATGACAGAACTTTTCTACCCTGACCAACTTTTCTTTTTAAGTGAAGAGTCTGAAGAAAAATTAAAAAATGTACACCCCGATCTTGCTGAGTGTGTTCGCCATGCAATAGGTATGTCCGATATTCAGATAGAAGTTAATGAGGGAAAACGAAGTAAAGACACACATTCAGAGCTTTTTAGTAAAGGAGCTACACAAAATCCAGCAACTTCTGCTCACTTTTATGGCTATGCTGTAGATTTATACCTTAGAATCGGAGACAGAATTATTTTTGAAGCAGAGGCATACGATGATTTGGCTGAGTGCATGAAGTATGCTGCACAGAGACTTAACTTAAAAATTCGTTGGGGTGGAGCATGGCATTTAGATAATTTTACAGATTATGTAGGATTTATAGAAGATTTAACTAATCAATATATTGATCTTCGAAGAGATGCAGGTAATCGTCCAGTTTTAGACTTACAGCATTTTGAGCTAGTAGTCGAATAATATGTGGA